CAACTGGAGCAACATCTACACAAAAGTTATTTTTAATTAAAAATTTAGATGCAAGTTCTAGTGGCACTTTGGATTTTGTTAATGGTGCTAGTAGTGTAGTTTTAGATAATACTTATAAAACATATTTGTTTAGGTGTGTAAATATTCACCCTGCTACAGATAATGTTGCATTTCAAATAAATTTTAGAGATGGTGGTTCTAATTATGATGCAACTAAAACAACTACATTTTTTGACTCAGGACATTCAGAGGATGATTCTACTGTTGCAAGTTTAGCTTACGACACAGGAGCAGATATTGCTCAAGGAACAGGGAATGCAAGACTGTCTAGAAATCAAGGCAATGGTAGTGATGAGTGTTGTAGCGGAAGTGTTTATTTATTTAATCCTAGTAGCACTACTTTTGTAAAACATTTTATGTCTGATTTTTCAGGTTATGACAGAAATAATATTAATTACAGAGGAATGGGAGCAGGTTATTGTAATGTTACAGCAGCTATAGATGCAGTTAGATTTCAATTTAGTAGTGGTAATATAGATGCAGGGAGGATAGCGTTATATGGCATTAAGTAAGATTCAACCCGCATCAATAGACCTAACTGCTAATTATGCTTTTACAGGAACTAACTCTGTGGCAGGATTAGATTATGCAGAAAAAAAATTAGCTACAGTGACAGCAGATGATTCAGGTACAACTTTAACTATATCTAGTAATATTAATAATACTTACAACATTTATAAGTTTAGATTTATAGATTTACATTTTGCAACAAACAATATTGATTTTAAAGTAGATTACACTACAGACGGAACTAATTATAATGCAACACAAACATCAACTATGTTTGCAGCATTACATAATGAATCAGGTAGTTCTACAGCTTTGGAGTATAGAACAGGAGCAGATGTTGCTCAAGGTACAGGACCACAAATAGCAGAAAATATAGGTAATGGTGCAGACGAAAGTATTGCAGGAGAACTATTTTTATTTGACCCTAGTTCTACTACTTTTGTAAAACACTGGATTTCAAAATTTCATACTTATAATCAAGCAGATTATGCAGGTAGTCATTTTGCATCAGGGTATGTTAATTCAACTTCAGCAGTAACAGGGGTTAGATTTACATCAAGTAGTGGAAATATACAAGCAGGTACAATAGAAATGTATGGAATTAACTAGAAAACTTGATATAACAGGAGAGGAGACAAACAATGCCAAGATATCATAATATAAACGGAACTAAAGTACAGTTCACAGCAGACGAAGAAACTGCTCGTGATGCTGAAGAGAAAGCATGGGCTGATGCAGCTCCTGCTAGAGCTTTAGAGGAACTTAGATCTAAGAGAAACAGGCTTTTAGCGGAGACAGATTATCTAGCTTTATCAGATACTACTCTTAGTGATGATATGAAAACATATCGACAGAATCTAAGAGACTTACCATCAGGTAAAGATACAGTAGAAAAATGTGAAAATGCAACATGGCCTACAAAGCCATAGGAGAGATAAGTGAGTAAAACAACAGTAGCCTCAACAGGTATAGATTTAAGTGACACATTTGCCTTCACAGGCACTGTGAGCGGTACAGATTTAACTAAATTATTGACTATTGATGCTAGTAATAGTGATAATATTAGTTTTAATAGCACTTATGTAACATCTACATACACAAACTATATTATTAAATATAGTAGAGTAATTCCACAAACTGACCAAACAACTTTAAATTTTCAAGTATCTGTTGATAATGGTTCAACTATAAATGGTGATGCTATAGTAGGAGAGCAGTATACAAATATGGTAAGTTCGGGAGAGGGTGCTGATAATCATTCAGGCTCAAATAATGGAACTATTCAAATTGGTTATCAAGACGATGGAACGGATGGTTGCTCTGGAATTATAAGGATAAATGGAGCAACAAGCACAGGATATAAATATATAGATTTTAATCACATATTCAGACATGGTGGTGGTAGTGATTACTATGGAAACATTTGTTATGGATTAGTTAAAGTGACAGGTGCTTATAATTTTTTTAGATTATTAAGTTCTAGTGGACAAATAGAATCTGGAAAATTTACATTGTATGGAGAAAAAGCATAATGGCATACATAGGACAATCAATCAAAAACGGAACCTTCAGTGTCTTAGACACGAGTGGTAATACTTACAATGGTTCTAATGTAACATTTAGTTTAGGAACACAAGTAGGTTCTCCTGCACAGCTATTAGTATCTCATGATGGTGTAATTCAATTACCTGGAACAGACTATACACTAGCTACGGGTGGTACACAGATTACATTTACTACAGCCCCTGCGAGTGGAGCATCGATCTTTATTGTAGAAATATCTGGTGCAGTGGGTGGACCAATGAATACAGATATCAATGGTGCAGAGTTTATATTAGATGTAGATGGTGACACAACGATTACAGCAGACACAGATGACCAAATAGATTTTAAGGCAGGTGGTACAGATAGATTTGTATTATCTTCAGCCAATGCAAAGTTTAATGTGGGTGCATATAATGCAGAAGCAACGCTAACAGATGCCTCTACAATATCATGGGATGTATCTACATCACCCGTAGCAAAAGTAACACTCGGTGGTAACAGAACATTAGGTGCAGCAACTAACGCACAAACAGGACAGTTTGTATCTATACTGTTTATACAAGACGGTACAGGTTCAAGAACAATTACATTTAATGCTGCATACGAACATACAGAAGACACAGCACCGACACTAACTACAACAGCAAGTAAAGGTGATTTATTTGTATACAGATACAATGGTTCAAAGTTTTTAGAGGTAGGTAGAAATCTTAACCTAACATTATCATAGGAGTAAATATGTTTGCATTAGTAGAATCAGGAACAATTACACAATTCCCCAAAGGCAACAAAGGAATTACAATAGGAGAGAATCAATACCCTTCTAGTATTTATACTTTATGGACCGAAGCAGAAAGAAATGCTATCGGTATCTATACTGTAGAAATAGATAGCACCAATAGAAAAGATGAAGAGTTTTATATTAATACAAATATTACTTATGCCTTTGGTAGTGGTAAAGTAACAGGTAGTTACGGAACAGCGACTGCTAAAAAACTAGCAGACGAAGATGCAGTTGATGAAA